GATGCTACGTAATACATATTACTTTCCTCTGTGGTTGTTGATCCATTCTTCAACGGTGTCACCAGACTTGGAGGCATCGTCCCAGAATTTATATAAGTCCTTTACAGACCATTCGCTCTGCTCTTTGTGCAGACAATCCAGAATAAATGAGCAGTAATCCTCATCATTCATTGCAGATCTGACTAATCTATGGGTGTTAATCATCTTCTCTTGCCGCTGTTTCATCTTGCCTCCTTATAGAATCTATAAGCAAAAGAAAAGGCCCCGAAGGGCCTTGATTAGTAATAACCTTCACGCACTCTGTGAAGGACGTTGAAGATCTCTGACTCAGAAAAATGTAACTTTTTTAACTCTTGCGCTAGTCCACTGTAATCTGGATTAGGCTTGAGATAAATATGAAACTGAACCAGAGATTCAATATCAACCCGATCAGGCCGCGATGCGGAATACATCGGAGTTGCACACGTTGCGAACAATTTCTTGGCGCTTGTGATTAACTGAGGCGATGTTAGCCTGAGTCTTTTTGGTAGCCGCTGGAGCATGAGTAGACCAATCCGTTAGAGTATTGTAGACAGCCCATTGATTGCGGCCCATCTTATCTGAGTACTGATTCCAAGCGTTCGCAAGGTAGGTCAGCGAGCTATTGAGCCGTGGAAGCTGGTCAAAGACTGCCGACCACGACACCCCACACTCAGCCACAATGGTACGCACCAGATCCAGACACCCTGCCGCCTCTGCAAAAACAAACATGGCTTGCTTGGCTGTAACCTCAGTGCGATACATCTCAGCCCACAATTCCTGCTCATTCTGGAAAACCTCTAGAGATTTGGTGATGGCTCTAGATGCCGCTTTCATGTCTAGATTTTTGGTGTGCCTAGCCTTGAACAAAGCCGCAGAACCGCTCACAAATACTTGACGATTCATGCAGGCCCACTGATTAGCGCCAGCCGATATGATGAAAGAGAATGTACTATTAAGCGATGTTACACCCAGCAGAGTCAGGCAAGCCGTGTCACCGTCAGGCGTAGTGTAAGTATGCTCAGGCAACCTGTAGGTAATAAAGGTAGCCGCACCTTGGTGGGATGTTTGTACTCTCTCAACAATCCCATCGGTGTTCAGACCACTACGCAAAATGATCTCGCGCTGAGTCTGCAAAAGCTCTCGCGGTGCAACAGGTTTGTAGCTCTCGCCGTGTACCCCTAAGATAACAGGGTTGGGCGTGTCGATTGTATCGCCGCGAATGACAGCAACCTTATTGGAAAAATGAATACCGCCATCATCATCCAAAAAGCCTAGCTGTCGAGTCTCGACGGGCCAATCAATTATTTCAGGAGTCCCGTCAAAAACAGCGGGAGTTGGGTAAAGCGAAAGTACATTAGACATTGCTGTCTCCTTAGTTGGTTTTACTACACGAAAAAAGCTTATAGAATCTATAAGCCACTTGAGATACTAAATTTACTTTTAATTAAAGTCAAGCGGTGATTCGCTGTCGATATCATCATATTGCTCGACAGCATCATCGGCTTCTAAAACTACTTCATCTTCATACATTTTGAATCTCCTTATAGATTCTATAAGCTATCGGGAAGGGCGCGACGCTTCCAAGTACGCCCCACATATTTGGTGCTTATGATAGTCTCAGTTTCCCAGCCAGATACAATATCGGCAAGGTCTAATACCTCATCATCTGTGAGATGACCAAGAACATCATCAGTCACGGGCGTGTCATAGCGTATGTCACCAGTAGGCCCAATCAAAGCTACTTCCCACAGACCCTCATCGCCCCCATAACTGTGACAAGTTATATTCGGCTCATGATTTATAATGTGATTATCCCAATCAACATCAATAAATTTTCGGGATGGATTGAGTATTGCTGAGAGCATCCAGCCATTGTCGCAGACATATAATTTTCTTATGCCTGAGTCGGTATTGAAAACCTGAAGGCTAAATTTATCCATTTGAATCTCCTTATAGATTCTATAAAAAATAATTTTCTCTGGCGCTATCTACTTCTATCTGAATCAGATAATGCAGACAATAACCAGAACCAAAAACGCAGAGAATACAAAAGCTTAGGCCTAACATTGAATCTATTAGGACAGCAAAAACAGCAGTCGCAGACCCTACGCAAACCAACAAAAAGTGTGCTATCTTTAAAAACCAGAGCATAGTTTTTCTCCACAAAAAAAAGGGCCGAAGCCCCTGTAAATTTCTTATAGAATCTATAAGCTCTTATAGAATCTATAAGCCCAAACGCTCAAAAAATTCTGCGTTGTTTTCAATAACATAGTCAGGATAATTGGCGACAATAAACCCGACAATATCGCGATCCAATTTCATGCGCGGATAAATGGTATAGCTTTTACCCTCGCGCACAATCCAATCAAAAATATTGGAAACGTCTCGCCATTTGATGCAACCAAAACCTTCCCCACGTTCTAGCCGTGAGAATTGCTGGCGCGTATGGCTCCACACTAAACCATGCTCAGAATGAAAAAACATTTTGACTCCTTATAGAATCTATAAGCCTTAATCCCACAAGCCCGACAGAAAAATATCAGGGTCTACAAACTCAATGCGAACGCGCTTGAGTCTACCCCCAACACGTTTTGACTGCGAGGCCTGAACCGGCTTGTGAAGCTTTACGCTACGCGCTCGCATCTTGCGCTCGATATAAACACGGTCAGCTTTTTGCATGACAGAAATCCCCATATAGACTCTATAAGAAAAAGGGGAGCATTACGCCCCCTTCACCATTTTGTACGCTTCCAGCAAGGCCTTCGCAATCGCTTTTGTCTGCTCGTCGGTCAGCGTCTTATCCTTTTTTACGGTCTTGACGGCTTTCTCAAACGGCGTCGCACGTTTGCGCGTTTTAGCGAGCGCAAGCCGGTCATCTTGCACTATCACCGCGCGACCATTTGTCGCTTCATGAATAGACTCGGAGGCGCGATGAAACGCAACGCGAATTTGCGCCTCAGTACGCGCAGGCCCGTCTTCATCTTCCGCTATGCTGTTATTCCAATATTCCACCAAAATGGCTTCAGCATCGCGCGAAGTTTTCTCATTAGTCCAAGCCGCAAGGCCTTTACGCAAAAATTCCTGTTCGGCGGCAGAGACTTTCCGCGTGTCTTGGTTAAGTTTCCTTATAGCGTCTATAAGCTGAAAGCCGGTTTCACGATCAAAGTTAGCAAGTAAAGTAGTCATGTCAAATCTTCCTTTATCAATTAATGGGATACCACATGAGCGATATTGAACGCCCCCAATATAAAAGTAAAGGTATTTTTAACAAAAAAAGAAAATATTTTTTAGGTCTTTTGGCATGGTTATTGCTAGTAAAAATCAGTAAGCAAGAAGTGTGCCAACATCAAAAAGCGGGTTTTTAGTGGTTAAAAAATAACCAGTGAGGCCTTGTGAGGCCTTCAGAGAGCGCCACAGTGTGACGGTTTCAAAATGAATAGGGGAGTATCAAAAAATATATCGGCCATTGTGGCGCGTTTGATGGCGTCTGACGGGGGATAGCTGGTTAAAAAATGATCAATTAAGCAGTCAAAAGAGACTGTGAGAGGGTATGTTTTTATTTTATAAGCTTCTGAATCTATAGAGTTTTTAGATATATTCAAATATTTTGATAGATCTTTGAAGATCTCTGAAGCTTGGCAACCAGTATTCAGAGAATCAATAGATCTTCAAAATCTATTTAGTTTATGAATAGGCGCGGGAGACTTCAAAATCTTTATAGCTTTTAGTTATTTTTATATTCTTTTATGGTTGCATTCATGAGACTGATTAGTCTTTGAAGATCATTCAAGATATGAATGGGGGTACGCAGGAGGCCCTCCCCCCAGCCCCCATATATATAAAGATCTCACACATTTTCAAAGATTCTGAATGTCAACTAGATTGTGGCCCCACTTCAAAGAACTTTAAAGGGGGTTAGGAAGGCCCTATGGGTACTAGGTACGTTAAGGATATATATATGTACCCGGTGGGCTACATAATTTATTATATACTTGATATTCAATTTTGTCAAGACTTTTGCCAACTATTACCATAATATATTGCTTATAACAATTGACAAAGTTAAATATCACATATATAATATATAGTTATGAATAAAGAATTAACTATAAAACAACAATCGTTCTTGGATCACCTTGTATCTTGCAATGGTGATACAAAACGTGCGGCAGAATTAGCGGGGTACGCTGAAGGCTCATATACATCCGTAGTTAAAGCACTTAAAACAGAGATAATTGAACTAGCCGAAAATATATTAGCCCAGAATGCCCCCAAAGCCTCTCTAAAGCTCGTTGAGGTTATGGACAGTACAGACCCCATACCCCAAGCTAACGTTCGTCTACAGGCCGCTCAGACGCTCCTAGACCGTGTTGGATTAGGAAAGACAGACAAACTAGACGTAAACTTGCAAAACTCTAATGGCCTCTTTATACTACCAGCAAAACAAGAAGTAGTTATAGAGGCTCAATATGAAGAGGCGTAGCAGTAGTACCATCCCATTTGGCTATAAGCTAATGGAGGATGGGGTACATCTAGAAGAAGTAGAGTACGAACTTAAAGCTCTTAATAAGATTGTACCATTAGTAAAAAACAAAGTTATCTCGTTGCGTGAAGGGGCTGGTTGGCTTGAGTATGAAACGGGACGCCCAATCTCACACACAGGATTAAATAAAATAGTTTCTAAGTATGAATGATTGGGAGACTAACCCTGATGCGTATATGCGAGACGACAACGGGGATTTTATACTTAAAAAGGATGGAACACCTCGCAAGAAATCTGGCAGACCCCAAGGTTCGTCAGGTAGAGGCTACAACTACCACTCCAAAACCAAGGCCCAAATTGAAGCAAGAAAGGCTGTACGAAAGAAAGAAAAACGGTTAGCGCAGGCTCGCACCAAACTTGAAAACTATAAACGGTCACTCAACACTTCTAAGAGTACTCTAAACAAATTAGAAGGAACTGAGGCAAAGGCTGAAGGTAAAATAACAACAACAAAAGTTGACGATTTGCCCAAGGCGTTGAGGACTGTCGCAGAAGAGAATGTCATCTTTAGGCCCAACGATGGCCCACAAACTGACTTTCTTGCCGCTTCTGAGACTGATGTTTTGTATGGTGGTGCGGCTGGTGGAGGCAAGAGCTACGCAATGCTTGTTGATCCATTGCGTTTTG